ATGACGATACCATCCCATTGTTGATAGTAATGCAGTGCTGAATTGTGGCAGCGTTTGCGTGCTGATGTGGGCCTGTGCATGCTTCCATGCGCATCCGCATCACTGCGTCAACCATCCATGCATGCATATGCTAGCGCCACGCAAACCATGGTCACCCTCCGCATGCTTGCATATGCACGCGCATCAGTGCATCAGTGCAGCGACGCCCCCCTCTCCCCGCACCAGTTCCCAAAAGTGGGTATCACTAAGTGCGCCGACCGCGCGTGGCACCTCGATGACCACGCCGCTACACACCGCCAACCAATGCGTGCGTATGTAGTATGTGGGGGCGATCAGCTACGGTGTGGTCCGTGCGTAAAATAGGTTGCATCGCTGTGACATGTGTGGTTCGCTGAAAGCGAACCCGTAACAGAGGGAACCCCCACAAAATGGCAACCTATGGCGTCAACCCCACACCGGGGCAAGTCGCGTGGACAGGATATTCCAACACACTTGGATATGGGCCTGCGAATGCAGGAGTAACGAGTGGCTATGTTGCATTCAATGGAGTGCAACAGGGCGATGATCGACTGGCCAAGATGTTCCGCAATGGCGGAATGACTATCGGCACTACGCAGATATTGTTGACGTTACTTGGCACTGCTGTCGGTGGAACTGCGACCAAGAACCACGTTTGGGTGCAAGGCCCATCGACTGCTGGATCGCCGCAGGGTGCACCGAATGGACTGATCACTGCGCAGACTGTTCCGCTGGTCAACCGCGCAACGAATGCGAATGATCTAGCTGCGTTTCAAGCTTTGTTGACGCGGTTCCCATATCCATCTGTATATGCACCCGACATCAGTGGCAATGGTGGTGGTGGCAAGCAGCAACTCGCTGGTGGTGGGAGTGCATACTGATGGCACGCGGTGATTATGGACCCGAAATCAGGTCATCGCTCGGCACAGGTCAACCCGGTCGCGTAAACATGACGCCACCGAGACCATCGCCTAGTTCGGCTGCTGACAAAGCACGTGATCGTGCACGTGGTATTCCTGAAGGCAGTCCAGAAGATGAAGCACTCGACAAGTTGCCGCAGAACCAACCCAAGGGTGGTGGTGCTACACCTCCGCAACGTCCTGGTGGAGTTGCAGTAATCGCAAGTAGACCTCCTGGTGTTGGTGGTAGTGCACCACCTGATCTGCATCATGTTGCTGCTGCTGCAAGTATAGCGCATGCCATTCTCAATCGTAGCGGTGGCGGCAATGTTGGTGGAGGACCGTAATGCCCGCAATCGGGATACCTGGGCAGTTCATGCCTCCTGCGCGTCGTCCACCACCTACACTTCCTGGTAACTTGGGCGGAATAGGACCAGCACCGCAAGGAGCATCCGATCCCAACATGCTCAGCACTGCTGATACCAGTGATGAGTTATCGCCAACCACTATTGTACTCAACTATCTCAAGTCGAAGGGCATGCAGCCCAATGCTGAGAACATCAGGCGCACCGTTGAGGCTAATGCGCGTGATCCTGGCGTGCTCGGGCCTAATCTGGTTGGTTACAACAATGCTGCTGGCCGCGATATAGAACTGCGCAATCCAGGCGTTGAGAATAGCGCACCTGCACAGAACACATCCGCAGCGCCACAGCCTGCGTTGCCTACTCCTCCGATCCCTCCGGCTGCTGGTGATGGCAGTGCACCGCAAGCGTTGCCGACACCTAATGCTGGTGCACCGCAAGGTGGTTTGCCACCGCCACCGATGGTGATGCCACCGCCTACACCACCATCACCTGTTGGTGCACCACCTGTTCCACAAGCACCTGCACCTCCTGCTGGTGCAGCATTGACACCGCCTGATCCGATAACGGATGCGATAACTCGTGCAATCGCACCACCGGCCGGACCTGCACCAATGGCACTGCCTGCACCACCTCCGCAGTTAGCACTGCCTCCACCGTCACCGTCAGGTCAGTTAGCGTTGCCTGCGCCACCTGTGCGTCCACAGATCGCTGCACCACCTGAGATACCTGCACTACCTGCACCAACACCTGGACTTGGTGGTATTCCCAACACTGCACCGCAAGGTGAACCGGGTGGGCAGGTGCGTATTGGTAACGTGCAGCCGAAGACTATACCAGGCAATCCGATCCGTGGTGTGCCGATTGAACCCGGTCCAGTAATGGGTCCACTCGGTCGTAGTGTTGTTGGTGGTATTGCGGGATCACGCGCTGGTCCAGTAGGTGCTGCTGTTGGTGCTGCACCAGGAGCCATCGATCTTGGTAGGTATATCGCCAAGAACTTGCACTTGTTCTAGAGGTAAGTATGCCACTGCCGCGTAGAGATGCTCCACTTCGTCTCGCTGATGGTCGTCTTGTTCAGCCTGATGGCACTGTTGGCGATAATCCAGCACAGTTGGTAGAAGTCCCCACTCCGCAGGAAGCACAGCGGATCGTTACTGCGGCGCGTAGGAAGCTGAGTGAACTGCCCGAAGTCCCGCGCACAATGAACGCCATCGGCGTGATCCTGTCGTATACACTGTTCGGGCTGGATGACGAAGAGATCGCAATCGCCACAGGACTGAGCATTGATCAGATCGGTCGCATTAAGACTGGTGATCCGTATTCGCAGATGCATGATGCTGTGGTTCGCACGGTCCTGGATAGCGAAACTAATGTGGTTCGCGAGCTATTCACCAAGAATGCAAGAAATGCTGCTCAGGTTGTGGTCCGAGCGATGGAAGAAGGAACGCGTGCGGATCGCATTGCGGCTGCGAAGGATATACTGGATCGCAGTGGACATCGGCCTAGCGATGTTGTGGAGCATCGGCATCGCATGGATGGTGGTCTGGTCATTGAAATCGTGCGCCGCGATGGTGCACAGTTGCCAACCATAGAGATGGAGCGTGACTGATGACGATCAAGGTTGATCAGCAAGGACTGACTGTTCAAGCCAGTAGGCCAGCGTTGTCGCAGACACTTGCGATTGGTGCAGGTAGTATACAGAGCGCAGCGTTCAGTATTGGGCCAACGAATACGTATGCGCAAGGTCCAGTTGCTGGTGTGCCGATCAACACGCCGAACAATACGACGCATGTGCGGATTGTGGGCACGTCCGATAGTTGGATCGCATTCGGCGCTAATCCCACTGCTGCTGTTGGTGGTGTGGGGAGTATACTGCTGCCTGCTGGCGTGCCTGAGTATTTCTGGGTCTATCCAGGTGAGCGTGTTGCGGTTATTCAGAATGCTGCTGCTGGTTCACTCAATGTTGCTGAGATGGTAGCGTAGTATGCTGTTCGATCCTGGTCGCGTTGGTCGGCAAACAGTTACCAAGACTAGGACGATAACCAACGCTGGTATATACACGTCACCATCACTTGACTTGAACTTCATGCAGCCCGGCACGCTCGATCCACGTGTCACGTTCACACGCGGCAGCACGGCAACGTATTTCGACAACACCGGCACGATGCAGACAGTGAGTGGCAATACGCCACGCTGGGACTACAACCCAAGCACGCTGGCGCTGAATGGTCTGCTTATCGAGGAAGCGCGGACCAACATAATCCTTGGTAGTCCCGGCTTTTCTGCAACTTATTGGTCGTTTCCGGTTGGTGGAGGGTCGGTTGCCTTCAATACATCGGGGGCGCCAGACGGCACGACCACGGGCAGCACACAGACTAAGACAGGAACAGCGGAGGGAGTATTCCGTCAGGTATTCTCTGTCCCTGCGACGAATGTGCCATACTGCTTTTCTCTGTTCGTCAAGCAGGGCACATCGCCTTATGCCAACATTGCTCCGGGTTTCAACGGAGCGACCTCATTCCCGATGATTGTGCTGCGATGGTCTGATCTGACGCTTGCCTCGCGCGGTGGCGGCAATGCGGCTTTGGCCTATGGCATGTCGCCTATTGGAAATGGCTGGTATCGCCTGTGGATTGCAGCGCAGAACACGGGGAGTGCGACGGGGGGAGTTTTTGATATTCGTGCGAACGGCGACGCGCCGGCTGGCATGGGCGACGGCACAGAAAGTGGAACTCTGCTGATCTGGGGTGCGCAACTCGAACAGGGTGCCTTCCCCACGTCCTGCATTCCGACGACTGCCGCTGCGGTAACGCGGGCGGTCGATGTGTGTTCTATATCGCCTGCCAACATGGGTTGGTTTACCCCTCCCGGCGGCTCATGGTTCGCTGAGTTCATCAGCCAGACACCGCTGGGAGGCAATCAGTATATCATCACGTACGCTGTCGCCAGCAAGATCCCGTTATATCTTGCCGGAGGTGGGAACCTCGGTCAGTACGATAGCGTCGCGCCTATGGGTACGGGCGATACAATGACTGTGGGCGCTATCGGAAAGGGGGCGACCACGTGGCTGTCCAATACTGCGCGTGCGTGTCTTAACGGTGGCGCCGTGGCTTCGTCCGGTGCGCTCACGGCTGGCTACAGCGATGCTGGAACGGTAGGCATCTCGTTGCTTCAGTTGTCGGCACAGGAACCATCTAGCATGACTGGCTACATCCGCCGTGTGCGCTACTGGCCGCGCGTGCTGAGCAACTTTGAGATGCAGTCGGTAACAACGTGAGTAAGCGCTACAAGATCGTTGAAGGTGGGATGCACGACAGGTTCCACCAGTCGATGAAGAAGGTGCAGTTCATCGGTGGTGGGTTCGGGAATGGCAAGACTGCTGCAACATGCATCAAGGCACTGAAGCTATGCAAGGACTATCCTGGCTGCAATGGCTTAATCGCGCGCTCCACTTATCCAAAGCTGAACGACACGATCCGCAGGGAGTTCCTGCAATGGTGCCCGACACACTGGATCAAGCGGATGCCGAGCCGAGACGAGAACACTCTGCTCTTGAAGAATGGTTCCACGGTGAACTTCCGATATGTAGCACAACAGGGCAAGCAGACCGAGGACTCGAAATCCAATTTGCTATCGGCAACCTACGACTGGATCGTGGTCGATCAGTTGGAAGACCCTGAGTTCTCACACAAGGACTTCATGGACCTGATGGGGCGGTTGCGTGGTAACACCGAGTATATTGGTGATGAAGCAGGTATGCCACGTGTTGGTCCACGTTGGTTTATGGCTACTCTCAATCCAACCAGGAACTGGTGCTATCGAGAGATCGTCAAGCCGCTGCATGACTTCACTGAGCGTGGCATCATTAGTGACAAGTTGTTGTGTGAGGTGGATGACAGTGGCAAAGCACTCTTGGTTGACGGGAAGCCTATCCCGCTTATTGAACTGTTTGAGGGAAGCACGTACGAGAACGTTGACAACGTCGGTGAAGACTACATACGCGGCATGCTTGCAACCTACACAGGCAGCATGCGTGAACGCTTCGTATTCGGCAGATGGGGAGCACTCAGCGGACTCATTTATCCGCAGTTCGATGAGGCAGTGCATGTCTTGGCGCATGAAGATGTCAGATCGTATCTGCGTCAAATGCGCTTCTCCGGTTTTCAGCCTTCGTTTGTCGAGGGATATGACCATGGATTGTCGAGACACAGTTGCTATGGACTGTTTCTCGTTGACGACGATGCCAATGTGTTCCTGCTCGATGGGTTCCGTATTGCAGAACTTACCGTTGCCAGTGCGGCTAAGTATATATCAACGATACGCGCAGAATACCGTCTTGATGATGACGAACTCGGCGCAATCTACGCTGATCCCGATGTCTTCCGACGCAAGGCTGGCAATGCACGCACGGTCGGTGAAACAGTAGCACAGATGTTCTCGGATGAGGGCATCCGTATGCAGCGTGGCAACAACGACATCAATGCTGGCATCAGCAAGAACTGGCAGTATCTGGCACCGCTGCCACTGCATGAGAACCCGATTACGGGCCACAGGTATGCTCCACACTTCTATGTGTCAGATCGCTGTAGTTGGTTCATCGATGAGATCACGGAGTATTACTTTCAGCGCGATGGCAGCGATGAGACGACTGATCGGCCAGTAGATCGCAACGACCATGCCATGGACATGTGGAAGTATGCGATGAGCAACCGACCACGGTTGGCTAAGTATACTGGCAAGCCTGATCTGCCACCTGCATGGTTGGCATGGCACGAGGTTGAGCGGCAACGTGATCGTGGTCCATTAGCGAGGCACAAATGAGTCCGCTTGAGAAGCAGATTGAGGATGATCGCAGAGTGGAGTATTGGCGCACTCTGTTGCGACAAGCGTTGGCGGATAATAGCACAGTGGACTATTACAATATTAGTGATGGTGGGATCGACAATCTGGCATTGGTAGCAGCGATGGCTGTTGTTAGGGAACTGGCAGAATGAGCGGTTCGTTCATGGATGAAGATGACTCGCAACTGAACCTGGATACGAATAGTGATCCACTTGAGGATGCATTGGGTCAGGCTGGTGTTGGCATGCCACCGGCTGCTGAACCGCCAGCAGTCTACAAAGCCATGCCCGATAGTCGCATTCCTGTATCTAGTAAGCGTGGTGGCATTTGGCGAAGCAGACGAGATACTGCGCAGAAGTCGATGAAGGACTTGATCGATGCGTGGGATGAGGCGATCAGGTATTACAACCATGACCAAGCAGATCACCGCGACAACGCATGGACTGGCATGGCTGGCACACGCGGTGTCAAGATGGCAGGCAACAGGAATGTTGCACGTCGGCTGAATGATCGGTTCAGCAGCACTGAGAACGTAGTGTTCTCGAACGTGAATGCGCAGATACCTGAGTTGTATGCGAAGAACCCTATCGTCTCAGTGACGAATGAGATGGTCGGTGATCCGCAGTTGACTGATCAGAGCGATGCGTTCGCACGTGCGATCCAGAAGCTGGTCGATAAACTGTTCACGATGAAGTATGCACCTGGCATCAACCTGAAGCCAAAGGCGAAGAAAAACGTCGTCATTGCACTGCTGACGAACAGAGCATGGTTCGAGGTTGGGTATACGAACAAAGATAAGAGCAGTGAGCAGGCGATTGCTGACTTGCAGTCATTGAGCGATCAACTTGCCGCAGCGAAGGATGACAACGAGATCAGGGAGATTGAGGGCCAACTGATTGCGCTTGAGGAGAAGGTCGAGTTCCTGCAACCGAGTGGTCCGTTCTGTCGGATCAGGATGCCACATCAGGTGTTGGTCGATCCGAACGGTGATGATCCGTGGCTGAATGACAGCAACTGGATCATGATCGAGGATATGCTGCCAACGATGTATATCAACGCTGTGTTCGCGCAGAAGGACCCGAACAGCGACGAGTATATCTCGATCTTCGAGCCGACACACGTATTGACAGGTGATGGTGTACAGGATGGTGACACCAAGGACTTCACGCTGTTCAATAAGGATGACAACTCGTACAATGCGTATGGCTTCGTCACGCCCGATGAGTTCCAACGCGCATGCATGACCAAGGTCTGGTATGTGTGGGACAAGGTAACACGGCGTCTGGAGTTGTATGCTGACAACGATTGGAAGTGGCCGATCTGGGTGTGGGACGATCCGTATCAGTTGCAGGGCTTCTTCCCACTCACACCGCTATGGTTCCATGAGAACCCTGTTGCAATGTATGCCAAGGGCGAAGTTAGCTACTATCTGGATCAGCAGGATCAGATCAACGAGATCAACGATGAGAAGCGCAGGGCCATACTGTGGGCACGACGCAACATCTTCTTCAACCCTGAGACGGGCATCACGCAGGAGATTGCAGACAAGATACTGAAGGGGCCTGATGCGACTGCGACGCCACTGAAGTTGCCTGAAGGCATGAAGGGCACTGATGCGATATTCAGCATTCCGCCTCCGAGCACAGCGTTCGCGTCGCTGTTCGACAAGAAGGACTTGTATGAGAGTATCGACAGGATCGCCAACACGAGCGAGGTTGAGCGTGGTGGACAATTCAAAACCAACACCACCAACAAGGCCATCGACTACTATAGTACGATGGGCAACATGCGTATGGACATGCGTCTGGACGCGATTGAAGATGCTCTGGGAGACGTTGGTTGGAAGCTGACGCAGTTGTGTCTGCGCTTCATGGACCCAGCACAGGTGCAGCAGTTGACTGGCTTGGATGTGTCACAGTTCTGGACACCGCTTGACAACCTGCGTGACTTCGCACGCATGTCGGTCACGGTGATCGGTGGCAGCACGCAGAAGTTGACCACGCAGCAGAAGAAGCAGGAGGCAGTGCAAGTTGGTCAGGTGATGGCACAGTATGTGCGTGCTGCACCGGCTAGTGCACTGAAGGTCTCACTGGATATGCTCAGCAAGGCGTTCGATGACTTCATGATCACGAAGGAGGATTGGGACAGCATCGAGCGAGAAGTTGCTATGATGGCACAGTCCCAACAAGGTGGTGCACCCGGTGCGCAACAAGGTGGCGGTCAAGCTCCACCGGCTGGTGCCCCACCCGGTGGTGGTCCACAGCAACCGGGTGCATCGCAGGCAGGTGGTGGTATGCAAGTTGCAGCACAGGTTGTGCAAGCTTTGCAAATGCTGCCACCACCTGTTCTGCAAGCCATCGGTAATGCACTCGCACAGGGTGTTCCACCAGCGCAGATATTCCAACAGATGCTAGCCTCGCAAGGTAGCACACAGCAGGGACAAGCAGCATGAGCGGAACTGAAGACAGCATCCTGAATAGCATACCTGACTTCCAGGATGGCGGTGCCGATACTGGCACGGATGTTGGAGGTGGTGATGACGGTGGTAGTGCGCAAACGTCTGCACAGCCTACGCATGGCGAAGGTGGTGGACAGTCAAGTGCACAGCCTACTCAGGCAGGTAGCGCGCAACCACAGCAGCAAGAGCCAGTCAGGCGCAGACACGATGGACTTGTCGAAGTCCCCAACGCAGAGAACCCCAACACACGCGACCTCGTTGATCCGATCACTGGTCGGACGGTAGCGCGTGGTGGGATCGAGCGCCGTGTGTTCGAGGATGGACAGCGACATGCGCGTGAGAACGCAACGCTGAAGCAACAGCTTGGCAACGCGACACAGCAGCTTGCGAATATCAATCAGGTGACACAGGAAGCAGTGCGACTGAATGTTGCACCGAATGACCAGATTGCAGCGATCCGCGTGATGGCAGATTTCCTGCGTGATCCTGTGCGGACGCTTCAGTATTTGGTCGAGGAGGTTAAGAGCAAGGGCTACCCGATCCCATTCTTGGAGCAGGGTGTCACACCGGGGATGGACATGAATGCCATCCAGCGGATGATCGACAACAAGTTCGCTCCGTTCACGCAACAGCAGCAAGCTGCGCAGATACAACAGGAGCAGCGAGCCGCAGCCGAGCGTGACCTGAATAATTTTCTTTCGGAAAACCAAGAGGCCAACGCGAACCTTGACGTGCTGGCCGAAATGTTGAATGCTCAACCCGGTTTGCCTCTCCAGAGTGCCTACACCAAAATGATCCGGTGGGCACA